TTTACTCTTTATAGCAATCTTAATTCCTCGTCTTCAAATATTCTATTTGGTAGAGATTCATATTTGACTGGGTTGGGAACTTCTTCAAGTGGTATTTGGTCAACCGCTGCAACAAGCAGGGCCGTAAGAACAAACTCTTCTAATGAGATTTCCTATACTATCGGAAATCCGATACTAATAGGACCAGTCACTACTGTTCACGAGTATGTACGAACATTTACAACAGATACAAGTTTGTCCTTTGGCTATTACACGGTGTCATAATGCATTTTTCAATTAACCCTAATGGTCTTGTTATTGCATACGGAAAAGAACAGCACCCAAACTCGGTATTTGTTGAAGAGTCTGATTTGCCAAATTGGTGGTACGAGACGTTCATTCAGTGCCGGCTTGGATACACAGAGGAGCGGGGCCTCTACGTCATCACCGAGGATGAAGTTGCCCTGATGTCCAGCTAATGGCCGAACTAGCACCAGTCCTGACTGGCTGCCACGTTTGCCGAAGCCCGCTCGTAGAACTAATAAACAAGAGGATTGCCAGTGGGATGAGCGACATTGCGGTGTCGAGCTGGCTAAAAGAAGAGGGGTCGTACATCAGCCGAATTACAATTGGAAAGCACAAGCGGGAACACATGACATCCCAGCATGAGAGTGCTAGGATTGAGGCCGCAAAGGTGCTGAAGAGGCAGCAGGGAACGATCAAGTTTAAGGGAGACCTTGCAAGCTTAGTTAGGGATCAGGTGGCCGCACTTGTAGACGCCGGCCAGTTGACACCAACGCTATCGGAGGGGCTCAGGGCACAAGAAATCATTGACAGAAGGCAGGAGAAGAGCAGTGACCGGGAACTCACATTGGCGCTTGCGGGAATTCTTGGAGGATCTCATTTGGTCGAGGGTTCCGCTGTTCTTGTTGAGGACGAGTCGGGCGTTCAAGGAGTTGGAGTCCTACCCATTCAAAGTGAAGTACTCAATCTTCATGACGACGAAGGGGTATTGGGACTGGCGGAAGTCGCTGCAAACGGCGGGGAAAGTGGTCAGGCGGCACAAGATTCCGGTACGGTCAATTGAAATCCACCACCACTGGCTCAACCCGTCATGTGATCTTGGTGTCGCATACGACCAAGAGAAGGAGATTGAGCTCTGCGACAATCACCCAGAGACCGCACTCCATGAACTTGCTCACCTCTGGACACAAGATTGGCATACGAAAGCATGGGCGCGCAGGCTCTTCCAACTACACCGCGAGTTTCTTTCTGATCAGGAGGTTGGGTTCTATCAACGGGAAACGGTCCGCCTCTACAAGACGGCCAGAGACCTCGTTGAAAGCGGGGAAGTCCTTAAGCAGTGCATTTGTGGGAGGAGAACAAAGTGAAGCTTAAGATCAGGTCGCAACTACCACTCGTAGAGAAGGGTGGCGTACTAGACGACTGTGGACCTGCGTCATGCGCGGCCGCATCCTCGTGGGTTCTTGGCAAAGAGATCACCGCCAAGGAGGGCGTAGCAGCCAAGGAGAAGGCGACGGGGCGTAAGGATAAGCCTGGAGTTGCGGACAACGCGACCGACCTTTCCGAGATCATCAAGACCTGCAAGGTCCTCGGTGCTAACGGCCGATGGGCGCGGGACTGGGACGATGTGGTCAAGAGCCTCAAGGGCGGAGCCGCAATCGTCATTAACGTCCAGGCTGCTCGGTTCTACCCGCCACAGGCAATTAGCGCGTGGCACAAGCGATTCGTCGGTCGACACGCGGGGGCGACGTATGGCCACATGACCGCAGCAGTTTGGGACGCGGAACTTGGATTCCAGTTTGCAGACCCGACATTCAGCGGTGTAGGAAAAGAGAAATTTGCCGTCGTGGTGACGGAAAAGGAACTGAAGGCAATTGCCTCCAGCAAGGGTGAAGCTCCGAGCCGTCGGTGCGTCATCATCAAGAAGTAGGAGAAATCATGGGAGTAGACAGCGGGTACGGTGTGCCAAGGCCAAAGAAGCCCAAGGCAGCCGCAAGGCCAAAGGTAAAGCCAATTAGCGCCGATAAACTTAACGAGAAGTTCCGAGACAAGGAATGGCGACTTGCTCGATATGAGCGAACCGACAAGGGCATTTGGACTCTTCGTCAGGGTCGATCCGCTGGAAGATTGCCAGAAATGGTTACTAGAGTGGGAAGTCGTACTCGTCCAGGCGGAATGATGTCAGGGTCACAAAGCGAACTTGGCAAGGGACCAGATCGAAGATATGTTGCGTATACTGGGAATAAAGCAAAGAAAACATATTAGGAGATATATGAGCAAGACACAGCAAGCAGTAATTGCATCTTGGGGTCGTTCATTCCTGGCCGCCTGCCTCGCGCAGTTCATTGCGCTTGGTGGTGGAGCATTCGATTTCGGCGCTGACGGATGGAAGTCCGTCTTGTCCGCCGGTATCGCTGCCGTCGTGCCAGTCATCATTCGCTGGCTTAACCCAGACGACAAGGCATTTGGAGTAAAGTAATCATGGCAAAGAAGGGTCGATTCGTAACTGGCAGCCAATACGCCGGCATACCGCAGCAGGTTCTTAACCAAATCCGCGCAAACCTAAGTGGAACGTCAACGGCGACGCCGACGACTCCAACTACCCCTGCGGCGACAGATCCTTCAACGTCAACGTCACCAATGAGCATGAAGCAACAGCAACGATTGGCCGAGGCTGGAACAAAGAAGCCAATGCGGATGCTTACCGAGCAGGAGATTGCGGCAAATCCAGTACTATCTGGCAGGCTCACACTTGAGCAGGCAAGGGTAAATTACCTTAGGAATCTCATTGCTCGGAACTCTGCGCCCCTAGCCGATCTTGCCGAAACCAATCCAGCTAAGTACCAAAAGAGGATGAAGGAGTGGCAGGCTGCTACTGCAGCAATTCCTAATCCAGCCAAAGAAAATTACCCTGGGGAATCGCAGAGGCTATTTTTTGCACTCGGTGGCACCAAGCATAGCCTGGACGAGAACTATGCAGGAGCTGGTTGGTCGGATAGGCAAATCCTTGAGTATTGGCGAAGTGCCGGAATGGAAGACAAGGGGCGGGAGATTATTGCGCGAAGGAATGGAGTTGACTCCACTGGGGCGGCAATTGCTGGCGGACCAGACACCAGCATGCGGGTTGACGTTAATCCGAATATGACTGGCAGCAGCTTTACCTACACACCGCAATCAAGGGTTTCAGGACTTAATGCGCTGCAGGATGCCAGGCTGGAAAAGCTCAGGGCATTGAAGAAGTCTGGAGCAACATTGAGCCCGCAGCAACTTGCGGCACTTAAGAAGCTACGAAGGCTGGCTAACGGATGAGTTCACCAGCGTGGCAACGCAAAGCGGGGAAGAATCCAGCCGGAGGACTTAATGCGGTTGGTCGGGCATCCTACAAGAAAGAGACTGGCGGCACGCTCAAGGCACCGGTTAAGAAGGGCGACAATCCGCGACGGGCATCGTTCCTTGCACGAATGGGCGGGATGCCTGGCCCAGAGTACGACAAGAACGGAGAACCTACTCGATTGCTTCTAAGCCTTCGTGCGTGGGGAGCAAGTAGCAAGGCAGACGCCAAGGCAAAGGCCAGGGCGATCAGCGAAAGAAACAAGAGGAAGGGACAAAAATAATGCCGATGGTTGAAGGTAAGGAATTCCCGTATACCAAGAAGGGTATCGCCGCTGCAAAGAAAGCCCAAAAGAAGCACGAGAAGACTGAGGGCAAGAAGGAGCGCGAGGTGGAGTACGGCAAGAAGAAAGGCAAGAGGAGTTGAAGGTTGACCTCAGTAAAGGCTCCATTGCACGCGATTTGGCTCTCGGCCGCACTGACGTCCAGTTCTTTGCTGCTCGCTGGCTCGGTATCAACGGCAATCCCGGACAGGTCAAATGGTGGGCCGCATGTGCAGAGCGGGACGAGTCTGGATGGAGACCACGGTATCTCACGACGGTCGTTTCCGCAGGCAATCGTGCCGGGAAAACGCTGGCGATGGCGGTACTATGTTTCCATCATGCCTTCTACAAGCTCGGACTTAAATCTCCAGAAAGAACAACAGAAGACGCCTTAAGGTGGATGAGTCAGCCGTATGAGTGGTATCATATCGGCATCCAGCAGGAAACTGCAGAGCTTGTCTACAGAGAACTGGTGTCAATCCTTGAGGGCATTCACCCAGCACAGAAAGGCAGGGGATGCCCAATCACCAAGGAGATCGGCGGAATTGCCGCGTATGACAAAAAGTACAGAGGGGAGTATCCTTGGATAAAGATTCACCCGCAGTTCGGCGGAGCAAACATCCACTTCCGGACAACGCAAGACAAGGCCAAAGCGCTGCTTGGGAAAGACATGCACGGAATTTCCTTCGACGAAGCAGCGTTCGAGCCCTATCTGGATTTGATCTACCAAGAGGTGCTGAACCTACGGCGGCTCTCTACTGGCGGGCCCTTGCACTTCATCGGAACGCCAACGGAGGGCCAGAACTTCTACGCAGACCTATGGGAGCGGGGAGACGAAAAGAACCCAAACCGTGATCCGCAGTTCATCAGCTTCAGGCTATCAACAAGGGACAACGTTGGATACGGATTGTCGGCAGATACGTTTGACGCGATCCTACGTCAGCAGGATGCGTACCTCATCCCGCAGAACATAGACGGAGAATTCATTGAGGCTAGAGAGTCTTTCTTCTCGTCGCAATCAGTGGACAAGTGTTTCGTGCTGGATCTTGCCGATGACGTTGCGCCTGTCAGTGGACGCAGATACGTCCAAGGAGTTGATCCCGGTATTTCTTCCGACTCGACCTGGGCTATCACGCTTGACTATACAGATCGCAAAAGCATGCGCGGAGTTAGAGCTAGACGACGAGGCGGGAAACAAAGCATTGCCGCCGTTGTTAATATGGTGAGGGAGAGCCACTTGCTATACAACGAGGGACGTTCATTCTGCACGACGGTCGTAGACTCCACGGGGATGGGCGGCCGGCTGTTCCAGCAGGAGTTCTCTATCGTCCGACCAATTCGCGGGGTTGACTTCGGGGGCACAAAGGCAAAGAAGGTAGAGATGCTCAACGACCTTCGGGCAATCGTTGACAAGGGACAACTCGTGTTCCCAAAGAGCGGCCCGTGGCTAGAACTGCGCAAGCAGTTGCTTGCCTACAAGCTAGATGATCGTAAACTTGAAACCGACGCAGTGATGGCGCTCGCCATTGCCGTTCGGCATGCGTTGAGAAACCCAGAGAAGCCGGTAGAGAACCCCGTCTTCGGATATTACGGAGCAGTTGACTAATGGCTAAGGTTCGTCGAATCCCGCAGGCGTTCCAGAACGAACGCCCAATCCCAGGACAATACACCACCGATCCGGATGTCGCTACCCCAGCGCAGGTTCGGTCTATTGGGCAATCCATTGACAAGGCTCGCAAGCTTGCGCAGGGCCAACTCATTGAAAACCCGCTGCCAGGAACATCCCCGCTCCCAACGTCTCCGAGTGTCGTCAATGTTTCCCGTGGTGCTGGAAGGCCAGCAGCGCAGACGCCAAACGCTGGACTTGGGTCTGGGAGTATTGCTACAAGCCCAACAAAGATCAACACGGCTGGCGGAAATCAGCCGCTTTACCCAATGGCGGCAAACGCACCGCTTTCCAATGGCGCAGTGCCAATTGCCGAAGATGGCGTCATCTCCGCACGCAGGACCCGACGGTCGCCTCGCGGCAGCGCAATCAGGACCAGCATCAAGTTCTCCGACCTGAAGGTCCCAGTACTCGGGACAACCATCAAGAACGCCACTACAACGCGCATTGAACCAGAGCCAAAGCTAGACGAGAATCTCCCAGAGCAGTACCGAACGGCGCTCAATATGGTTTCCACCAAGATGCGCCTGCTCAACATCAATCCAGACGAGAGCGAAGAGGTTATTCGGTTCAGGGAGTTGCTGCGACGCCGCGGGGATATGGAGTCCGAGCAGGCTCGACTTCGCTCAATGTTCCGAAGGTTTGACAACCTATATCACCCGACCACGATGACGCTGGGCGGCGCTGACCACTGGCCAGAAGATCCGAACGCACGACTTGCCGGCCGAGCACACATTTCGGTCAACGTGCATCCAGCGTATGTAAACATCCCAGCATCCCTTCAAGGCGTCCGACCAGTCATCAACTATCTCCCATCAAACCCAGACAAAGAAGCACGCATGCTTGCAGCGGAGCGCGAGCGCCTGTTCTTCCGATGGTGGGAAGAAAACGACTTTGATCTCCTATTTGAGGACGCCTGCACGCTCAAGGCCCTGTACGGCCATACGGCCGCAAAGATCTACTGGGACCCGATTGCCGAGATTCCTCGCGTTTCCATCGTGGAGAGCCCAGAGAACCTGTACCTTGGGTTCGGCTCATCCGACTTCCGCAGGATTGACTGGGCGCTCTACGTCTACGGACTTTCTCCGCAGGCGGCCAAGGAGGAGTTTGGCATTGACGTTGTTCCGGTCCATCAAGGCACATCTACGTTCCTTTACACCACGGCGTCTACCCACGACGATCCGTTGGCAAGCGTATACCGAAATAACCTAGAGAAGAACCCGCAGCGCAATCGATCGCAGTACGAGCTGCAGCAGGTTGAGGTGTACGACTACTGGTACAAGAAGCCAACCGAGCCTGGCAAGGCACCAATCGTCTGCAACGCCATCTTTGTTGGCAACACGATGGTCAAGAACGAGGAGCACCCAGAGTACGAAGGCACCCTTCCGTACATCGTCCTTGTCAACCAGAAGATCCCAGGCAGCCCATACGGCAAGCCAGAACTCTATGACGTAGAGCAGTTGCTCCGCGAGAAGGACGAGCGCATGAGCGCGCAGGCGCAGATGATTGCGTCCACGGTCGGCGGCCAGATGTGGCAGTTGGTCGGAGCCGAGGCGCCTGACGAGGTACCGCCGAACGCAATCCCAAAGCCAAACCGAATTGCAACGCCTGGACCAGGGAATGAGATCCGCACCATTGCGCCGTTCATCCCGCAGTTCCAGGTTGAGGATTACAACCGACGCATTGACCGAGAGATCGCGGTGGTTACGGGATTGAATGACCTGCTGCTTGGACTTGCTCCAAGCAGTGTGCTTGGGTCAAGCCGAGCCATTGCATCTCTCGTCGCCAACTACGAGGCCCGACTTGCACCGAAGCGAAAGCTGCTATACTCGTGGCTTAAGCAGGTGTGGGAAGTCACGGGCAAGTTGTGGTCCCAGAAGGATTCCAACATTGAGTTCATCCTTGGCGGGGAGTACCGCATTGACATCGTTCCACCGGAGCTTACACCACGCGATACACTGGAACTTGCCCAGACGGCAATCAACCTTGTCCAGAACCGCATCTGGAGCGCAGACCGCGCAATGGACCGCGTTGGCGTGGAAGATCCGCTTGGCGAGAAGGACACTATCCGAGAGGAGCAGACAGACGTCACGCTCAATCCTTCGGCCGTCCTCACAATGGGCAACCTGATTGGCGTGTTCCGACAGCTTGGGCTTGAACTCCCAACGCCGGCACAGCAGGCAACGCAGCAAGCCAACGCAGCAACGATGATGAATAATCCGCAGCCGAACGGCCTGGAGGCAATGAACTCCCCAGAGCAGTTGGCAAATCCACCAGAGCAGATGATGCCAGGCAACGCCCCAGTACCTGGGGTTGAGATGGCAGCGCCTGAACCAATCCCACAGGAGGGTAACCAGTAATGGCACGAGTCGGACGTTTTGTTGGGGGCGGAACCGGTGGGTCAAGTTTAAGCTCGCTCATCTACAACATCATGCGGTCGCAGTATTCGCGGCAGGTTGATGCCATGGTCTCAGCCTACAAGAACGGCGTGAGCTACATGGGCGAGGGGATTCCCGACCTAGATCGAGTCGTGTCATTCCTTCAGGAATATTCCCAGAAGAATTGGCTTAGCGATTACGAGCGCCAGAATATCGTAGAGCGCATCAAGGAAGTCAAGACCATTGAGAATCAGCGCCAAGGCAATATGCTTGTTGCCGCTGTCAATGCCGACCCGTCTAACGTTGAGGCAGTTCAGAACTACATCTCGTACCTGCAGGACAATATTGCAAACGCCGATACCCCATACGAGGCATCCCAAGCAAGGGAAGAACTCTACAATGCGCAGGGCAACCTAGTCACTGCGATTGGCAACCGGCTGCGCGACAACCTCATCAGCGAGTCTGGGTATGACGAGCAGGTGAACAATATCTTGTCCACATATGAACAGGGTAGTCCACAGTACCAGACGCTGCTTACCAGCGCCTTTGAGTCCAAGTACAGCGCTCTTAAGTTTGCCGAATACACCAAGGTTCTCAAGGCATCAAAGAAGGGTAATGCAGCTTATTCCAAGGCGCTGAACAACTATATTGACTGGATCAAGAGCCAGCGGTCAAAGGCCATTGAGATCGGCGTTGCTGGGTCAAATGGATCTGGGTCCATCACGTCAGGGTCTGATGGCATCCTGCAGATTGAGCGAGACCTTGCGGAGGCCGCGACTACCCAAAAGGGAATCGGCGCAGCAATGGCGACTCAGGCTGCGCAGGATAGGGTTGGCGGAATCCTCAAGAGAACGTCGGCGTTTATGAACACAGTTAACGCAATCCTGGGGTCACAATACCAGGATATTACCCAGTTCCTCAGGAACCAAATTGACGTCAATCGATTCTACTCTAGTGCCCCTGGGTCGCTTCAAGGCCAGGCATCGTTCATCAGCAGGGAAGAGTTGATTGACATGGCCTTCGGAGGGACAAACTCGCTTATTGCTTCAGCAAAGAACGCCGGAAGCAACTACGCTGGTCTCTACGAGAGCCTTGTTGGAATTAAGAAGACCTACGGGTCCAAGAGCATTGTGGACGATTCAGCAGTTCTATTCCAGAAGTGGGGAGATGCCCAGCAGTTTGCGAATGGCGACGTTAAGAAACTGACCGCATACCACGACGACCTTATTGCAAAATACACCTTGCTAATTGAAGACAACAAGAACAATATTTCCCCTGCCGAACTATACGTTCACGAGCAGACGCTCAAGGCGCTTGTCGATGCCCGAGAGGGAAAGGTAAGCGACCCAAACACAATGTCTGCGTGGGACCTTGCCAATCCATTTGCCAACCGCTACGACGAGGCGACTGGGCAGAAGGTCAATTACTTTGGTCAGGTGCTTCAGGTGGTTGCCGATGACTCAAAGATTGCCAGCGATGTTGCCAACGGAGCAGTCCAGATTGTCCGACAAGTTAACGGCAAGTGGCAGTACGGAGAGGCCGTATACCCAGGAACGAATGCTGGAGGAAGCCAGAGGATCATCAAGACTGGAACTGGGTACGCTTATGGTATCGTTGAGGGCGTCCCAGTAATGTTCGTCCCGAATACTCCTGGGCTAAAGTCAGAGGCCATCAAGCAGCAGACAATGCAGCTTGGATACTACTACGACCTTGGCAACGGGAACTTCCAGATCAAGTCAACAGACGGTGTTTGGTACGCGCAGAACTTTGACCCAATCTCCGGCAAGACAATGACGTCAAACGACTTCAGGAAGTCCTATATCCAGACAACATCAACTGCTACAACGGCGGCCGAATCAACTGGTGGGCAGGCAGCGCAATTTGTTACTGGAACAAAGTTCACCCCGTACGACAGGTCGCCAATTACCGACGATACTGGATTCCTTTCAGCAGACGTCGACCTTGACATGAAGCGCATTGACAGGATGTACGATCCAATTGCGGCGTCAAAGATCAAGACAAACCTTGTCAATGATCTTGCGTCAAAGGTTACAGACCCGAATGCTGCGTCTACGCTTCTTACGAAGTATTCAACGCAAATCAATATCCAGAGCACTGGCACAAGGCTCCCAGAGCCTTCGCTGCCGATGGTCACATCTGCACCTGGAGGCGGCATGGCCGCACTTTCCAGCATGCCGACTAATAGGATTGCAACCGCAAATACATTTGATCGCGGAAGTGTTCCAACCACTCCGAAGCTACCAACCGTAAAGCCGCCTGCGGGTGCGGCCTTAGACTACTTCTTCCGCAACACGCCAATCTCTGGCACCGTCGGCTCCGTTGTTTCATCGGTCGGCGGTGGTGGCGGGGCTGGTCCACGAGTATCACCGATTAAGCTGTAAGGAGAACAATGGCAGACCCACTGGCACGTCCCGGTAGACAGCAATCGCAGCGAAGCCTTCCGACGTACAACATTGACGTTTCGGAAAGCACATCTACCACACAGCCAAGCACGCTTCCAGGAACAGCCGGCATCAACCTTGCCACTGGTTCCGTGCGCCTGTTTGGACTTGAGAACCAATCAACTGGCGCTGGCGACACTGTTACGCGGCCGTCTGAGCCGGTAAACGACAACGTATACCGTGTTCCAGAACCGCTGCGATTTGTCGCTGGTGCAGCCGAAGGTCTTTACAATGGCGTTGCAGATGTTCTCCAGCTTCAAACGATTGCACCAGCAGATAGCGGATCTGCTGTTGCGGACGCAATAGAGAACTTTGCTGGAGAAGTATCAAAAGTTCCAGCTGTCAGCAACGCAGTTGGAATGGGCGGGAATATTGTTGGACTTGCCGGAACGCCGTTTTCTGCTGCTGCAGAAGTTGGAGCTGGTGTTATCGGCGGCGTTGGGACAGTGCTCAAGCCAGTCTTTGACTTTGCTTATCAGAAGGGCGTAACGGAAGACCGACTTGAAACGGCGCGCAAGGTCATTGATCTTGCCAATGGCAGGAACATGCAGATGCGTCGAGAGTATTACGACTCAATCCATGGCAAGGCATTCCCATGGCAGTGGAATACCCCAGAGGCGAAGCTTGGATGGGAAGACTACCTGGATTGGGCAAAGAAGTCCTATGACATGATTGGGACAGAAAAGCCGGTTACCTTCCAAGACCCGATTTCGTGGGCGGGTGGCGTTGGGTCGCTTTACCAGTGGGCAACGAAGCTCACTGGTATGCACAACGCAAGGGACCCAAAGGCATACGGCCTTGAGTATGTGTCCAACGACTTTACGAAGATGTATCTTGAGGGAGTGCCGACCGAGGATATCCTTCAGCATTTCCGCGATCAGAACCTTCTCACCAACGTTAGCCCGATTAACGCAATTGTATTCTCTATTGCCAACCCAGTTGAGTGGTATGCGTGGGATATTCCATTTAAGGCTATTGCTACTGCGGGAAAGGTGGGGCCAAAGCTTGCTGGCGCATACCGAGCCGGTAAAGCCGAAGCAATCCCGTTTGCCGACGCCTTGGCTCGATCAAGCATGAGCAACAAGTCCTATGCGGTCCTCAAGCACATGAAGGCTGCTGGACTGATGTGGGATATGGGCGAGCAATTCACAGGAAAACTTGGAGCAATTGGCACTGGCGTTGCAGAGCGATTCTGGGCTCCAACAAAGTTCCAGGCCGTTGTGGAGGAGTTTGGTACCAACAATAATCTCAGAATGAGCGGGGCGGAGTCTGGGGCGTCCGTTGTCAAGTCATACTATGACATGCACATGTCAATCGCCCCAGAGGCGGCGGACGCATTCTCTGCAGCGTTTGTTCGCGCAATTGCCTACGACATCACGGGAGAGACCGTCCAGGAGCTTGCAACAGAGGCGCGAGTAACAGCCCTTTCCCAATCTGAGCAAATCCTCAAGCTTGCAGCCCAGAAG